ACTACGGCTGGTCTAACAACACCTAAGAGATGAGCCGCCCTTCGGGGCGGTTCTACAATATATGACAACAAATAATTCGGCAGCACTTCTCGAATACATAATTCATCAGGCTAACTCAGGCCAGAAAAATTGGTTCAGTCACCAGCAGCAGCGCATAGCTGGAATTCATCTAGCCTATGAGATAGCAAAGAACCACGCCGACACAATGACGCCGGAGGAGGTAGCGGATTACGCTGTCCAACTCAATAATGCGATCTATCAAAAACTCGTGGTTAAGGGAGACTAATGGCCTCAGTCAAAATTGCTTTCGTAGGCCACAGAGAACTTCACGAAGCATTTAAAGCGTTATATTCTAACTTTGGGCCTAAAGATCAGAGTCTTATTCTTAGGAAGTCCGTGAGAGAGGCGATGTCTCCTGTTCTCGCTCAAGCTAAGGCGTTAGTACCCCGTGATACTGGCGCACTCGCAGCGTCTTTACAGATCGAAGCTAGGAACCCTACAGGAAAAGATAAGCGGTCAAAGTACATAAGCCCAAGTGATACGGTGATCGGATTAGTGACAACGGCTCCGGGTAAGAAGTTGGCGAAGATGAAATTTAAGAACTTAAAAACAAAGTCTAGGCAAACAGGAATCAGAAGTGATGCAAGAGCAACAGCAGTAGAGTTCGGGACAAAGAATATGGCGGCGACTCCATTTCTACGTCCGGCATTAGAAGGCCAAGCAGGTGCAGTGCTTAATATTTTATCTAAACTGATCTGGGAAAATATGAGCAAGTACAAATCTCGATACATATAAAAGGACAAGACATGAATAAGCTAGAGAAAGCACTAGGTTCACAGTTCGTAAAGCATAAAGAAAGCGTAAGGACACGCTCATTCACTATGGGCGGTCATACCTTTAAAGTTAAAGTACCGCTTACAAAAGAATTCGAGGAGATGCAGGTTCGGATGGAGTTGATAGATGATGAAATCATCGACATTTACTACCAAGATCTGATTAAAGATTTAGAAGAAGGCGAGAACTGTCACATTACTGAGGACGATGTTCTAGTAGACGGCAACTCTATGAAGGCGGCAGCAACGAACAAACGAATATTGGAGCAACGTATTACAGAACTATTCCGACTGCTAGTGCCGGAGGAAGCTGACTTCGATATGGCTAACATCACCTACCCTATGATAGATGAGTTATTCCCTCTGCCGATTCAGCTACAGGTGATTAAGAATATCAGCGAGACAGTCTCCCCCGGATACGAGGAAGCAAAGGGAAAATAACGGGGTCAGTCCGTAGGCAGGTAAAAGCGATGCTTACGGCTAATGGAACTGATCCTGATAGCATAGACGAAGAACGGTTTACCGATATTTGTATTATGTACGCTGACGGGCTTATCGGGAATCGTGGGATGTTAGAAGTGCTAGGATCATTGACTGGCGCGATATATAATTACATGAGGTCTGAAAATCAGACCGCTTTTAAACTACAAGACATCATACCGAAGGCGTATGAATATTTATACCCACCGCTGACGAAGGAACAAAAAGACGCAGCCGCTAATACGGCTTTGCAAAGTTATATGAGATCAGCACCGAACGCACCCAAGAAAATATTTAAGGGGTAAATGATGGGAATGTTAGCAAGACTTGGCGTAGTTCTGGGGCTGGACTCAGCAGAGTTTCAGAAGGGCATCGAGGGTGCTGATCGCAGCCTCGCAAAATTTGCACACAATGCACAGCAAGCCGCGACGATAGCAAGTGCTGCCTTCGTTGCAATGACCTACAAAGCGTTATCTTACGGTGACGCTATCTCTGATACTGCCAAAGCTAATGAAGTCGCTGTAGCCTCTATACTAGCCCTTTCGAAGGGTTTAGAACAAAACGGGGGTAACGCAGACAACGCTGCTAAACTTATATCATCATTTACTGCAAAGGTCGGCGAAGCCGCACAGGGTTCACTAGGCGCACAACAAGCCTTCGGTCGTTTGGGGGTTTCATTAAATGATCTGGCTAAACTTAGCCCCGATAAACTTTTTGACAAGACGCTATATTCTATAGCTGCACTACAAGACCCTATTACTAGAAACGCTACGGCTATGGAGATGTTCGGTCGCGCAGCGAAGGGGGTGGACTTTGTAGGTTTGGCAAGCGGAACCCAAGTGGCGCGGGATAAGTTTAAGGCTTATGCGGCGGCGGTAGAAGAAGCCGGAAGGTTGCATGATGCTTTAAGCGCAAAAGCTGGTCAGACAATGCTGATGTTTACTAACGCGGTTATCCCTACGCTTGGCACGTTGTTCGATCACTGGAATAAAAATACTGCGGCGTCCAAATTCTTTTTTGAGAAATTAGAATGGTTTGTTAAACACGCGGCGGTTGGAATAAATACGCTGGCATCGGCGGTGGCTCAACTTGCTGATACTCTAGTATTTATGGGGTCATCTTTAGCAAAAGTATTGGCGGGAGATTTTAAAGGTATTGCTGCCGGATACGATATGCTGAAAGCAAAGAATCTTGAGACGTGGGCGGCGAATCAAAGATTGATGCAAGACGTTTTCGATCCATTAGGAAAGTCGGCTTCTGGTGTGGCTGGCACAGGACGAGTTGTAACCGCTGCAAAAGACCCGGATGCGGCTAAAGCGGTACAGATGCAGCAGACATTGGATCGGGCCAAATTACTATCGGCAGAGTATATTCGTCAGAATGAATTAGCATTAAAACAGGTTACGACTCGCGCTGAAATAGCGGTCTACGCGCAACGCGAACAGAAAGTAAGGATGGACGTTCTCAATGTAGAGCAACAACTTAGCAACCAGATAGCACAGATTACATTAAAGATTCTTGATGCTCGCATTATGGGCAACGAGAAGTTGGCTGTAGTCCTAGAGCAACAGCGAGACATTATCCAAGAACAGGGGAAGATGTACGTCGAGCAGACTGAATCCACGATCCGCAGCATAAATGCTCAACAGTATTCATTTACTTTTGGTTGGGAGAAATCTTTTAACCAGTTCAATGATGACGCTATGAACTATAGCAAGATGGGTGAGGGTGCTTTTAGTATGTTCACCAATACTATTGGATCGGCCATAGATCAGTTCGCAGAGAATGGAACCAAATCATTCGGCAAATTTACGCTAAGTATTATAGCTGACATAGCTAAAATGATCGCTAAGTTCTACGCGATGCAGCTTGCAATGATGGCGGTAGGATTTATTACGAGTGCCTTTGGTGGGATGGGGAAGGGTGGCTCAATGAAGGGCGGTTTTATGCCTTCTGGGATGACTGGCACTGGATTTGCAGCAGAAGGCGGAGAGATCGGCGGCCCCACGATAGTTGGAGAGAAAGGCCCAGAACTTTTTATTCCATCAGGAAGGGGGAATGTCATACCGAACAATAGACTGTCGGATGCTCTCAGCCCTAGCACTCAACCATCGGTTGTATATAATGGCCCGTACATCGCGCAAATGTCAGCCATAGACACCCAATCAGCACTTCAGTTCCTATCGAAAAACAAAATGGGTGTATGGGCGGCGAATCAATCCGCGAACCGATCCGTTCCAGTGAACAGGTAAACTATGAGCCTTAATACGATCTTAATTAATAGCGAGTCGGTAGGGATCAACGACCATCGCTTTGTCGGTCAAGTAGTCAGCCGGAATCAGAGAATAGCGACCGCAGAGATTGTAACGGTCGTTCCTTTCGCGTTCGAGATGAAGCCGCATAACTATTTGAAATACAGCCAAAGCAGAGGGCTTCTTAATTCCCTACGAATTCCTGATAAGTCTTTAGAGCAATACTTGAATTTTGGTGCTACTGGATGGGTCAACTACATAGCATATCAGGGCGACATGAGTTCTGGCTCTATCGAATTATGCGAATGGCAGATAGCGTCAGCAGCAAAGGTTCTGGTTCTTGGTTCGCTTCCCAGTATTGGCGCCGGACTCTATATAGTTAAAGCCGGAGACTTCTGTCAGGTTGGTAGATATTCCTACATCGCCACAGCAGACGTAGTTAGAGGCTCTGGGCTGACCGTTAACATACCAGTCCACCGTAACCTAATCACAGAACTTGTTAGCCCCGTGGCGGCGGTTATAGGGCAATATGGAACAACGGTAGCAATGGGCGGAGATTCTTATACGGGCTGCACATTCCCAGTTATCCTACGGGACTATCCCGCCTACACCTTAATTCCGATGCAGAATGATTCTTTTATAAATTGGCAGGGAACATTCAAAGCGTTTGAGGCAGTCCTATGAATGTTATCCCACCCGTTGACGGCACTAATAACATTCGCTATGCGGACTTCCTTCGGATCACTACGCCGGAGGAGGTTTTTTTAATATCATCAGCCCCGTCGACACTTACCATTCCAGAAATAGACGCGCAGCCATTCTCTGGGTTAGGGGTGTTATTAAAAGCGGGAGATGCGATCAGAGATATAAAGTCTACAGCCAACGAGACTACATTCTCTTTTGCTGGAATTGATACGGCGTTTCTAGGCTTCGTATTAAGTAAGAATATAAAGGGTTCGCAGATCGAGGCGTGGAAAGGTTTTTTCGGCACTGATGGAGTGCTACTTACTGCTGGCGGCACTGGTGGGCTATATCAATATTTTAACGGATACATAACAAGCTTTACTATTTCTGAGGAGTGGATAGAAGAAGCTAGGTCGTATATTGGCGTTATAACCGTATCAGCCTCATCAATTCAAATGATTTTGCAGAATAGAACGGCTGGAAGATATACCAATGATAATGCGTGGCAATTTTTTGCTCCGGGTGACACAAGCATGAATAGAGTGGCTTTCATAACCACCATTAATTATAACTTCGGCAAAGATGCTCTAGCCACATCGTGATAAGAAAATCTAATAAATTTGACAAGTCCGATGTCATTGAAATGATGCGAATGTTCAAGACGGAAAGCGACATTGAATTTCTTAGGGTATTAGAGAACCCGGACTGGTGGGGTCAGTTATTTGACACCATTAATTCTGGACTAGGAGTGGTTTTTATAGAGCCGGGGAAGGGGTTGATAATGGGGATGATAGTCCCCTCGTTGTGGTGTAACAAGACGTTTGGACTGCATGAGTTGGCGTGGTATGTTAAACCAGAATATAGGAAGTCTACGGTAGGCTATAGGCTCTTTAAGGAATTTGTGAACTACGGAAACCAATTAAAAGACGAAGGTAGAATAACTTTTTTTGTAATGGGGAAGCTGCACAACAGTCCCAATTTGAATTATGAAAAATATGGCCTAAAGAAAATGGAAGAAACGTGGATAAAAGAACTTTCATAAATAAAAGAACTTGGGTGCTTTTTGTCGGGCTTAGTACGCTGACATTCACAAGTCAGGCTTACGCTTTCGTTGCCACGCTTGCGACCTTTCTTGCACTGACGTTCACAATATCAATGGCTGTAGCCACCACCATATCTGTTGCAATCAGTATGGTTGTATCAATGGCTATATCTTTCGCAATCTCAGCGGTTATAGGTGGCCCTAATGCTCCCGGTGGGGGGGAACAGCGCGATCCGGGGAACAGAACCCAGATACCTCCGGCAACATCCAACAAGCTACCCGTCGTATATGGCGATTCGTGGATCGGTGGAACTGTAATAGATTTAAGCATAACCGATAATGATCAGAAATTATATTACGTTCTAGCATTGAGCGAGGTTACGAATACCAATCCCGGTCAGACTGCCGATACAATTACTTTCGGGGATATTTATTTCGCTGGAAAGAAATGCGTATTTAATGCAACGAATCAATATCAAGTGGATGCGTTGCTAGATGAGTCCACGGGAGAATCTGAGACGAATGTGAAAGGTAAAATTAATATATACCTCTATAGCAACGGCTCAAACGCTCCAACAAATTCAGATCAGACAGCAATCCAAATAATGTCAAATTCTGCTTTGACTTATAAATGGGATGCAACAAAGCTAATGACCAATTGCGCGTTCGCAATTCTTGTCCTTACTTATAGCGTCACAGCGAATATCCGAGGCTTGGCTCCGACTAGGTTCCAAGTAAAAAATAGCAGACACAAACCGGGAGAATGTTTCTCAGACTTCTTGACCAACACTCGGTATGGCGCGGCAATCCCTTCAACTCAGATTGACACCACAAGCCTTACGGCACTAGATGTTTATTCGGACGAGTCATTCACCTATACAGATTATAGTGGAGTGGTAACAACCCAGACTAGATTTAGGTTTGATGGGGCGGTAGACGCGGCTCGGACTATCATGAGTACGCTACAGAACATGACCTCTAGCTGCGATTGCTTATTAAGATATGATGAGGTTACGGCTAAGTGGGGCGTGATCGTACAGAAGCCAACATACACCGTAGCAATGGCGATAAATGATAGTAATATCATTTCCTCGATACAGGTTACGCCTATAGACCTATCTAATTCATTCAATATTGCAGAGGTCAAGTTCCCCGACAAGTCTAATCAGGATGCGTTTAATACTTCAACTTTTGATCTAGCCCAAATTGATCCGGCACTTCTATTCCCTAATGAGCCGATTAATAAGCAATCAATAACAGTTCCGTTCTGTAACAATAATGTTCGCGCACAGTATCTAGCTAACCGATTCTTAAAGGCTTCGCGGGAGGATTTGCAGGTCACTTGTTCTGTTGGGTTTGATGGACTCCAATTAGAAGCTGGTGATGTGATGACTTTAACCAATGCTAATTATGGATGGGTAGATAAACTATTCAGAACTAACAAAGTATCTCAGACCTTCAAAGATGATGGGGCGATTGTAGTAAATCTGCTGCTGATGGAATTTAATCCTACCGTCTACGATGATGTGGCTATTACCGAATTCCAACCAAGCCCGAACACAGGTATCGGCGATCCGCTAGTATTCGGGACAGTGCCGCCACCGATAGTGGAGACTTCATATCCGACTGCGGTTAACCCTTTGTTCTTGGTGCAAGTAACGACTCCGGCTGCGGGTATCTCTCAGTATGCGGAACTCTATTACACCGCCTTCGCTGATCCTACAGAGGCGCAGTTAATCTTTGCAGGTACTAGCGAGGTACAGGCTAACGGAACTCCGTGGAATATTAATACAGTTTTACCATTAATCTCTTTAGCTGGCATACCTTCTGGAAATTGGTATTTCGTCACTCGAATGATGAATAGTCTAGGAGCGTCTAGCTTCAGTCTGCCTAGCGCGGTCTTTCATTGGCGGCCCACGACCTTCCAATACTCAGAGCAATACTTGGTTATCGCTTATGCCGATACGATCACAGGTACGGGCTTTGATCTTAATCCCAGAGGGAAGTATTACTACGGGTTGATTAATCAAAGCAGCATAACGCCTAGTGTTGATCCAGCGGCATACTCTTGGTATCTAGCTGAACCCGCTTTCGGAACGACTATCTATCCTCTGTATACGAATAGAACGGGTCGCAAAATATCCTTCGACACAGGCTTTGCTATCTACGCTTCTGGGACAGCGGCTTTCGTTCCATACGAGACTAATCTATTCGATCCTACAATCTGGGCGGCTTTGCCTGATGGGACTAACTACATTGATCTTGATGTAAGAACAGGACAGTTATTAAAGGTAGGGACTACGAGCGTCGGGACGGGAGAAATATCGGTATCGAATAATTCTGATGGAGTTGTCGTTGCTCATCTCGCACCCTACCTAGACTTCGGCGCGGGGGTTTATACATACACGGCATCAGCAGCAACGCTCACCATTGATATTTATGGGCGAGTAGTAGGCTTCACCTCTCCCGACACTTTTGAAATGACTATATCGACATTCACTGCGACAAGTGGACAGACAGTATTCTCAGTATCTCGGGATGCGGCCTATATAGTTGGGCAGTGTTTCGTATTTAATCAGGGAACATTGTGCCAGACTTCGGAATATACGGATGCCGCTGGCGGGGTAACATTCGGAACAGGAGTGGTATTAGATAACATTATCACTGTAATATCTTTCAGATCGACCAATACCGCTACAGGTTCTTATGCTTCATTCAGTAGGAATTCAGCAGTTCTATCAGCCGCTGGAAGTTATACAGTATCAGGCTTTACCTTAATCTCAGGCTACGAACTTCTATTCATTAATGGAACGGTGGTCAATGAGCAAGACTACGATATTATCGGGCAGACTATTACAAACTTTCCCGATGTAACAACGGGCGATCTTGAGATAATACAATGGACACCAAACAATCTGGGAGTGCCTAACGGAACGCCAGTCAATGAGGTTATCCAAACTATAATAGGTCAGGTAACATACCCATTCTCATTCACTTCGGGTGGTTTTAATCTTTATCAAAACGGTGTATTATTAAAGTTAGATACGGACTTTACGACTGTTGTTGGGGCGTATACATTAGCTAATGCTCCTGACACAGTTAACAACGTGATTCTCCAACAAACATTCGCACGAGCGGGGGCAGCATGACAAATGCTTTTAATCTAAGTCAGTTAGCAAATAACACGAACTCATCGGGGCAGGTCACTCTAGCTACAGGGGTTGTTGGAACGCTTCCTGTAGCTAATGGCGGCACTGGCGCAGCAACTCTAACCGCTAACAATCTATTGGTCGGCGCGGGAACTGGTGCAGTCACAGGCATCGCAGCTGGTACATCAGGCAACGTCTTGACTTCTAACGGAACAACTTGGTCTTCTTCCCCTTCCGCTGGTGGCGGCGGGGCTACTTGGGTCACTTTGACTTCTGGAACATCGTGGACTGTTCCGGCTGGAGTAACCGCGGCTGATGTTTGGGTAATAGGTGGTGGCGGTGGTGGTTCTGGCACCGTAAATTTAAGCGCCGCAAACAGGGCCGGGATTGGTGGCGTAGGTTCTTCTACTACAGGATGGGGTGCTAACGGTTCTCCGGGTTCTTTTGGCTCTGGTGGAGCATCAGGTGCAATATATTGCGGAGGATTCACAGGTGTGAATACTACAGGTGGAGGCACCGCTCCGTGTGGCGCTGGAAATACAGCTACTAGACGAGGTTCTGGTGGTGGTGGTGGTGGCGCATATGCGGGTCAGACAGGTGGTGGCGGCGGCGGCGGCGGCGGAATTGCGTATGTTAGGGCAACAGGATTAACTCCGGGTGGGACTGTAGCTTATGTTATCGGGGCTGCGGGTAATGGTGGGGGTCTCCAAGCTGCGGGTAACACTGGCGGCACAAGCTCATTTTCAACATTGGCGACTGCTTCGGGTGGCTCAGGGGGTGCAGGGGGGGCGGCAAGTCCGTTTAGTACTTGCAAAGGCGTTGGTGGAGCAGGGCTTGGTGGTCAGATAGTTATAAACTATTAGGGGGTGATATGAAAAAAGCATTAATAGCACCACAGAAAAAATGTGATGGATTCGCAATTGCAGAAGTATGTGAAATAGAATTTGGTGTTTCGGAGCCGTTTTTCTGGATAGACTGCGAAGATGATGTTTCTGACATTACTCATTATTATGCGCTTGATAAAACTATAAAGATGTATGAGAAGCAACCGTGTGTTATAAAAGAAAAAGCCAAACTAAATCTTATAGAGACAGATTGGACGGTTATGATTGAAAATGACGGGTCTGATATGTATTTACAGAATAAAAATGCTTTTGTTTCTTATAGGAACATTTTACGAAATATAGCTATAGACCCAAAGCCTGTTGATGAATGGCCCGAAAGGCCGAGTGCTGTATGGGCTAAGAATTGAGCAATTTGCGTCCGACTATATTAGATTCCTTTAATAAGAATACGGATTCTTTAAATAATATTTGGCCCTTATATCAGAATACTGTCCCGCATTTCGCGTTCGCTAAAAACGTATTCTCCCAAGAACAGTGCAAGTCAATTATAAATATTGGTAAAAATTCATTACCATATTCGGATGAGCCGTCCAGAACAATATGCTCAGAAATTAGGGGGTCAACGGTAAGCTGGATTCGTCCTATAGAGGGGAATGAATGGATATTTCAAATTCTATCAAATGCCATTTTGGTTCTTAATAAAGAATATTTCCAATTTGATCTATTTGGGTTTGCTCACGCGGTACAATTTACTGAATATCAATCCCCGGGTGGAAAATATGACGCTCATGTAGATACTCTATATGGGGCAGATATTCGGAAGCTATCTATTTCAGTGCAACTTTCCGATGAGAATGATTATGATGGTGGAGATTTTATTTGTAATTATGGACAGGAAGAAATTATGCCTAGAACTCAAGGAACCGCTATAGCTTTTCCTAGTTACGCTCTCCACGGGGTCAAGCCTGTTACTAAAGGAACTAGGTATAGTCTGGTTGCTTGGATCACTGGGCCTCAATTCAAATGAAAGACTTTATTGGGATATATGAGGACGCTCATTCGCATGAGTATTGCGACGCACTAATCGCATATCATGAATCTATGACTGTTAATGGGCTTGTGTTTAAAAGGGATGAATGTACGCGGTTAGAAAAGGAAGATGTTGCGGCATTTTCTAGCGAATCTTATATTTACAATACGGCCATATTTGATACATTTACTGGAATTTTTTGGAGGGATATATACCCTCAGTATTCAAAAGAGATTAGCGTCTTAAATACGATGGGGAAACATTCTATATTCTCCGTAAAAGTCCAAAAAACAGAAATTGGGGCGGGGTATCATATATGGCATTGCGAGAGCGATACCCGCGCCACATCCGTAAGAGTCTTAAATTTTATTCTATATTTGAATGATGTAGAGGAAGGTGGTGAGACAGAATTTCTTTATTATCATAAAAGAATAAAGCCCAAAAAAGGAATGTTACTATTATTTCCGGCTGGATTAACTCATACACATAGGGGCAATCCTCCTTTAAGCGGTGGGAAGTATATTTTAACGGGATGGGTAGAGATGTAATGGTGCAAAAGATAGATTTTGTCTGGAAACTAGATTAAAATCTCAACATAAGACACAACATGACTGCACGGATTCGCTAGTGAGCGAACCGAATTCCTAGTAAGGAGCAGATCGTGGCAGTATTTAATAAGAACTCCCTATCTCAAGTCAGCGGATTCGACAATCCGATCATCGCTGGCGAACTCGTATACCAACAGTCCACCTTCTGGAATCTCGCCCTAACTGGCGATGATGGTGTAACGCCCGTTGATCTAACCGATGCGACCATAGACGCTCAGATAGTCCGTAGAACCTTATCCAATGTGAAGGACTCCCGCTACGGGTTGACCTTCGACATAACGAATTATACCCCTACCCCCACCCCGATTCCTTTGACCATCGTTAACCGCGACGATGCTAATGGCTCCTTCACGCTTATCATAGATGATACCTCGTGGGATTTAGTTGATGATGACGCTCAACTAGCTATAAGTTCAGTCAATGGCGCGGGTTTCTCTGGTCGGATTAAGATAGGCTTTGTCGCTGCTGGAAGCACTCCGGCAGAGGACAATATAATCTTTCTTCTCTTTATTGTTCGCAGTGATGGCATTGTAAAGATCTGATATGGCGAACCTTAATGTAAACGTAACCGATGGGAATAATCTCACGGTACAGGTAACGCCAGTACCCAGACAAGTCATTCAGATAAATAGAGGCACTGGTGGTGGCGGTAATAACAATCTCATCGCAGGTTATCCCGTGGTGATGAGCAATATTCAATATCGGGATGTAGTGATGTTCGGTTCTAACGAATGGAACAATGTTAATCAAACCGAAATAACCGATGGTGGAAACTTCTAAGGAGTATTAAAAATGGCAAACAAGATCAGAATTAAACGTAGAGCAAATGGCGGCGGCGCTGGCGCACCCGCTTCACTAGAGAACGCAGAACTAGCCTTTAACGAACAAACGAATATTCTGTACTACGGTACAGGAACGGGCGGGGCTGGCGGTACAGCTACTAGCATTATTACTATCGCTGGTAATGGCGCGTTTGTAGATCTATCTTCTGCACAGACAGTCGATGGAATAAAAACCTTTACTGATGAAATCGTCGCTGACATTAGCGGCAATGCTGGAACAGTTACCGACGGCGTTTATACAACCGACACGGCAACCGTTACCAACACAATGCTGGTGAATGATTCCGTTACAGTAGGAACCACAGAAATTACTTTAGGTTCTTCTGAAACAACTATTGTTGGTCTAGTCTCTGTTACCTCTACCGACTTTGTTGGTGCGTTAACAGGCAACGCAGATACCGCAACGGCTTTAGAGACTGGTCGCACTATCTCGATCACTGGCGATATTGCTTACACCTCGGATGCTTTCGACGGCACAGCAGCAGTGACGGGAACAGGTACGCTTGCTACAGTCAATAGCAATGTAGGCACTTTCACCAAATTGACCGTAAATGCAAAGGGTCTAGTAACGGCTGCGGTCGATGCTTCTATCTCTGATTTGACCGCACCAACAGGCGATGTAGCTTGGGGTACTTACAAGATCACTGGTCTGGGCGATCCTACCTCTGCTCAAGATGCTGCTACTAAAGCCTATGTAGATTCAGTCGCACAGGGTCTTGATCCAAAGGCTTCTTGCGTCGCTGCTACTGTTGCTAACATCACTTTATCTGGCGCACAAACGATTGACGGAATTTCAATCACCGCTGGTATGCGCGTTCTGGTAAAGAATCAAACGCTAGACGAGAACAACGGAATCTATCAATGTAACGCTGGTGCGTGGACCCGGACTACCGATGCGAATACTTGGGATTCTTTAATCGGCGCATTTACTTTTATCGAAGAAGGAACCACACAAGCAGATAGTGGATGGGTTTGCTCAGTCAACTCAGGTGGAACTCTCGGAACAACTCCTGTAACTTGGGTTCAGTTCTCTGCCGCTGGAGCCTATGTTGCTGGCACAGGATTGACGCTGACAGGTAACGAGTTCTCGATTACTAACACCGCAGTAACCGCAGCAGCATACGGAACTAATGATGGATTCTACACAACCGCGTTCACAGTTAACGCACAGGGGCAATTGACCGACGCGGCTGATTATGAAATTAATGTGGACGGCGGCACGTTCTAATTTTAACTCCGGCTATATAGCCTAAAGGAGAGCCTAATGGCAAATTCTATTAAGATCAAACGGTCGGCGGTTGCCGCTAAGGTTCCGCTGACCACTGATTTGGCTTTGGGTGAACTTGCTATCAATACATACGATGGTAAGTTGTACATGAAGAAGGATGATGGAACAGAATCTATCGTCACCGTTAACACTGGCGGGGCTGGATCGGGAGATGTAGTTGGCCCCGGTTCATCTACCGACAACGCTATAACTCGATTCGATGGTGTTACTGGACTTCTTATTCAGAACTCCACAGCTACGCTAGATGACTCTGGGGCTATCTCTGTATCGGCAGCGAACATATCGGGGCTTACAGCCTCGTCAGCGGTGGCTACAGACGTTTCCAGTAATCTTGTTAGCGTAGCCAATACGGGAACGGGTGATAATGTTCTGGCAACTAGCCCAACTCTCATCACTCCGGCTCTCGGCACTCCTTCTGCTTTAGTCGGAACCAATATAAGCGGCACTGCTTCTGGTCTTTCAATTGGCGGCAATGCTGGAACGGTAACGGATGGTGTCTACACAACGGACACCTCGACCGTCACCAATACAATGCTGGCGGGTTCGATAGCGAACGCCAAACTAGTTAATTCAAATATCACAATAAACGGATCAGTAACAGCCCTCGGCGGCTCTGTTAATGTCGGCACGGTCACTTCGGTTACTGGAACAAGCCCTATCTCGTCTACTGGTGGCGCGGCTCCTGATATAAGTATCAGTGCAGCGGGGGTTTCTACCTCCGGCTATCTAAGCGCGACGGATTGGAATACCTTTAACGATAAAGGTGATGGGGCTGTAGTCTCTATCACAGGAACAGCAAACGAGATAGACGTATCCTCTCCGACTGGTGCGGTAACTCTATCTCTACCAGCGACTATTAACGCAGACACTACGGGATCGGCTGCGACCCTAACTACCCCGCGTAACATTGCTGGCGTTTCATTTAATGGCTCGGCAAGTATAGATATTCCATTATCCAATCTGAATGAAGTAACGATTGGAACCCCGCTGGTTAATCAGGTATTGAGATATAACGGAACGGCTTGGGCTAACGCGAATTCGGATACATCGTCAGCAGGTACGGGCGTTGTATTTTATAACGCCACCCCTAACATAACTCCTGTCGGGGCAAATAACGATATACCCATTTCGACATTCGCAACCATCCCAGTCACTACCGCAGAACAGACCATCTCTGGAACGGCGGTTAGTAACACGGTCTGCTTTTCCGCTTTTGTCTCGGCTGCTCTTGGTCGGACTATATTCGATGCGGGTATCTGGGATTTTACTATCTGGGCGGGAGTTGATAGCGTTGCTAGTGGATCAATCACTACGATCACGCGGCAGATTTATACTGCGATTCCACTTGTCACTGGAACGATTACGACCACGGGAACAGGAACAAGCAGAACGGCTACGGCATCGGCTGGAACTCCTTTCGCTGCTGCGGTTATTGATGCTTCTGCAAGTGTGCTGGTATCTTCCTATCTACAAACCCCGAACGGAATTTATCAGATCACGGGCAGAACTTCAGATACAGAAGTTACTATCGCAACACTAAGCGGATACACAAACGAATCAGCAGTAGCGGGTACGGTATGGAAGAAACTCTTTGGAGTAACAACTCCGAGCATCACTTCCATATCTCCTGATTATTCACAACTAGATGCGTATATAACTCAGCCGTCAACAGCGGTCACTATCGCAACTAGGCTAGGGATTTTAGGTTTCGTTACTTCTGACTTCACGCGAACTATCACGCTGACTTATAACGGCACTGAGAGGAATACTCACGTCAACTCTCCACTGGCGAATCTGCACAATGACCTAGCGGGTCTGAATGGCGGCTCGGCAAGTGAGTATTATCACTCGACCGCTGCGGAATACACGGGAACAGGTACAGGAGTATTCGTTCGGGCAACGTCTCCGACACTCGTTACACCTGATCTTGGCACTCCGACTGCGCTGGTCGGAACAAACATCTCCGGCACAGCAACGGCTTTCACTGCGAGTAATGTAACTACCAACGCTAATCTAACTGGCCCAATAACTTCTGTAGGCAACGCCACGAGCATTGCTTCTCAGACAGGAACAGGGAGTACGTTTGTAGTAGACACCTCTCCTGTATTGGTAACGCCTAACCTCGGCACACCATCAGCGGCAGTTTTAACTAATGCAACAGGTACGGCAACTGGTTTGACTGCTGGAACGGCTACAACTGCGAACGGGGTAGCTGCCGGAGTAGTCGCTGGAAAGATGATCTATGACCAGTTCACTGCTACAGCACTTCAGACCACATTTACCACCAGCGCGACATACATATCTGGTAAAGTCGAAGTGTATGCAAACGGCGTAAAGATGGTTAACGCTGCTGACGTAACGGTAACAAGCGGAACTTCAGTAGTATTCACAACTGGCGTGGCACTTAATACGAGAGTAGATTTAGTCTACCCAACATAAATGGATGCTCAAACTCTAATCAATATCGGGGCTGGCGCGACACTAGCAACATTCGGCTGGCTTTGCCGCACTCTTTGGGATGCGGTCGAGAGACTCAAAACAGATATTCAAAGGATCGAAGTCTGCTTACCATCCAACTACAGCCGGAAGGATGACATCCAATGCAGGTTTGATCGGATCGATCTTACGCTGGAAAAGTTATTCGATAAGTTAAATAACAAAGCCGATAAATGAAACAAGCCCGTCAGTCAAAGACGCTCTGGTGGAATGGAGTATTAATTCTGTCTCTGGGATTAATAGAATTAGCGGCTACCACATTTCAATTCTTTATCTCTCCGGCTGTCTACGCCGGGATGGTCTTTGTTAGTAGCGCCGGAAATATGATTTTGAGATTTAAAACTACCGAACCTATAGAGTGATGTGGTATATAATACATCCACATGGCTACCCTTCATTATCTAAGTGGGCTTCCTCGCACGGGGTCAACGCTTCTTTCTGCAATACTCTCCCAGAATAATAATATTCATGCGGAGGGGAATTCTGCTTTATGTCAATTGATTTGGGATACTCATGTATCTTGTCAGGTTAATAGTCAGGAACAATTAATAGCAAGTGGACGCAATGAGATAGAAAGAAGTTTGATTCAGTCTGTCGCGCAAATATATTACAAAGATGCGCCAGCATTGATCTTTGATAAGTGTAGGTCGTGGACTAATCCATATAACCTGTCTTTAGTAAAAAACTTCCTTACTGAATCGCCAAAGATTATCGTGTTAATTCGTCCTGTAGAGGAGATATTAAAATCCTTTTTGTATTTATATAAGAAAAACAATCTTGATTCTACGGGATTCGAGAGAGACTTTTTCAATCCCGATTCCGAGCCGCTAATGAGATCGCTGGACGGGGTTAAATATGCGATGGATAATAACAACGGGGAATTCATTTTTATTAAATACTCCGAACTCGTATACAAACCGAAAGAAACTATAGAAAGCATTTATTCATTCTGCGGGATAGAAGAATATCAGCATGACTTTCAAGAGGTATATGTTAAACAGCCGGAAGATGAGAGGGCGTACGATCTAATTGGGCTGCATGATGTCCGTCCGGCTATAGAAGTTGATACGAAAGAATTAGATATACCTATATCGGACGAGGCGTTACAGGTCTGTATGCGGTTGAATTCGTCTATTGGTCTGGTATGATTCCGTTTCTGTTAGCACTTCCACTCGCCACTAAAATCACGGTCGCTATAACGCTCGCGGTTGCATTATTTGGAGCGGGGTTGTATCAAGGGGTCGGAATTGGCGAAGCGTCCTGTAGAGAGGCTGTGATTGAGTCCCAGACACATACGATACAGGCAGTCTCGGAACAGGTGCTGGTTACTGATAAAATCGTCACAGATTACACAAAAGCTATTGGACAGGTACAGAAACGGTCGAGGGAGATATTGAGAAATGCAAAAATTGACGATAGTATTATTCTGCCTTCTAGCTTTCGGGTGTTCCACGACAGTTCCGCCACGAACTCCGTTCCCTCATCCACCGACGTTATTGATGCTGCCACCGTCTCAATTGCAGACGTTACCGAAACCATTAATACCAACTATGGAACGTGCCAAGAAAATATAACCCAACTAAACTCGCTGCAAGAGTGGGTGCGTAATCAATCGAAAATAGAATGAAAATATCTGAATACCCAATTGAAATGGCAGAAGAAACTCCATTCTCTACTTCAGTATTCCGCGCTGTTCTTAATAATCCGCATATTAATCTTATAGAAAGGATTAATGAAGTTAAAGAGCAAGACCCAAAAGGTAGAGTTGTTTCTAATAGTGGTGGTTGGCAATCGATAATGTATACCAGCGGCAATCATGTCTGCTGGATGGATGGACTACTCTCGGAGTTAGGGGGTTTAATTAATCCAATATATAAAGCATATGGGATCGACACCCCCCCAAAAGTTAGTAATTATTGGTTCAACATTAATAAGCGGTATGATTATAATTTGGCACATAACCATCCAAGATGTATATTCTCAGGCATATTTTATTTGAAGGTTCCAAAGAATTCTGGGAAATTGACTTTTAAAAGACCAGATTTATTCTGCGCGTATGTTTCTCCAGATAGATTGACAGATAGAAATATGGCAACATTTAATTACAGTCCAGTTGATAAAATGTTTTTGTTGTTTCCGTGGTATCTGGAGCATTATGTTGGGCAAAATCTTTGTGAAGATGAGGATAGTGATAGAATTTCTATAGCCATTAATTTTGAATAATAATGAAGCTGTCCGCACACTTTACACTTGACGAAATGACCGCTTCAGAAGCGGCTGCAAGACACGGATGGGACAACACCCCTAATGCTGACCACACGGCTAATCTTGTGCGGCTAGCGACGTTCCTAGAGCGAGTTAGGATAGTCTTAGGGAATAAGCCTATCTCGATTACGTCAGGCTATCGCTGCAAACTGGTAAACGATTCGGTTGGAAGTAAAGACACGAGCCAACACCGCTATGGATGCGCGGCAGATATTCGTGTAGTCGGCATGACTCCTCGGCAGGTCTGCGAGGCGATCATAAAATCCAAGCTAGAATACGACCAAGTAATTTTGGAGTTCTATAGCTGGACTCACATCTCCATTCCGCTTGTTGAATTCAAGTATCGGAAAGAAGCCTTAATAATAGACCAGTCTGGGACTCGTCTTTATTCATAATAAGTTATACCTGTTTTGAGATATAAATGGATATAAGTGTCGATTAAGTTGGGCTAGGGAGACATCCCGAAAATGTCTTGCGGGATTCTGCGTCGGGAAACCCAGTTAATCTCGATAGATAACCGCCTGACTTATTTAATTATCATAGCAAAAATTACCTGCTACTGAAACTCTGTATTCGTTTGAAGAAAAAAATGGATAGACCGTATGTGCCAATGCTGAAGGAAAAAGAATCATGTGTAGATTATAAGATTTATCTGCCTCTATTCTATAAGAATTCACGGAACGCAATGCGTGGGCAAAAAGGAATTCAAACGCCCCGGAACAGGATTTGTTCTGACAAGCATTTCCGTGTTCCTCAGACATAATATATGGTATATCCACCCATATAACGAATGATAATAGTCCGGAGTGTTGATGTACGAAAACAAATTCATGTTTGCTTTGGAAGTTTACCCATAGCTTCTCCAAAACAAGACTGGATGTAGTCTTGTTTACTAAATATAATTTATGTGTCGAGAATGATTCCAAATAATGAAATATATAAGGGGCAAGTAATTTTTCTATACTGTCACGGGATTTTATTAAGTCATATTCCGTTACAATATTCCCTATAAATTCATTGGGGCCATTAAAATTAGGGAGTGAAACTTTTATTTCTTCGATCTCATCTAGCAAAATATACAAGTCCTCCCTTTTTAATTTGGCCTCTAAATATCCAGATTGAGGGAATGTAACTAGTTTGAATTCCATTATTACCCTATAGATAGAAATGATGATTCCCGCAAGTGCGGTAAAAGGGACGGCCCCATTTTGGGTTAACGCTTATCGAATGAAAGTGGGTGGCTTTGAATTCTCTATCTGTATAAAGGGCGGTTCTAGCAGACTGCTCGGCTTGCTTCCACGCCACGCTCTCTATGTTCGGTCGATGCTCAGGCTTTAAAACTTCTCCGTTCATTTTCTCAGGCACCCAACTAAACTGATATGGGGCCAGAATAACTTTTTTAATATCTCCGTCCTTCATCCGATTCAAAACTACCCTAGCTATTTTTTCTTGACATATTACAGGCTCGCTGCGACCTTCAAAATACACCGTCATCGTTAACCACATTAGCATTTCAGCCATTAAAGCCTCCTATAGCATCAGTCCTATCAGATACCCAACGAGAACCAAGATCACAATTATTGGGGCCATTGCGAGAAAGACAATCAAGCCTTCGTGAGCCGATAACTTACGCTTAAATTTCGTTGTCACGATTACCTCCCATAATTAATATTAGATAACTCAATAACGTCTCCTCGCTGATTCCGTGGACTCGTAGAAATCCTCGACTACCTAACCCGTGGACTCCTGTTTTTCCTCGGTGATGTTCTGGGCATAGCGGAATAACGGGTGCGTTCTCACGCTTACCACCGTTCCTGATGTGATGAATTTCTGCCGGAGTATCATACACCTCCTTATGGCGACACAGGATGCAGCCCCATTCAGCGATCCTCGCGTACTCCTTCTTTCTGTTCATTGGGTAGACTTCATCTCTAGCCGCGCAGAAGCCTCTAGGCTCCTCCATACTTCGATCTTAGCCTCTGCTGCTACCATCAACCAACGCAACCTCTCGTACTCTTGCACCGCTGATGCTAAGGCTTTAATGTGGGCGATGTAGTCTACATGAGCGTAGGCGTAACTTTCTTTGGCTGATTCCGTCTTGGCATCTGACTCGATCATGAGCAACGCCTTCTTACTTTTGCGGTATTCAGTCAGATATAAAACGACTGCCTTTGCTTCTGCGAGGGCTGTCGAATGGTCGCGTATAAAATCAAGTGCTGCGAAAGGGCTAATAATGGGATCGGTGTCAGTCAAAACTCTCTCCTACTAAGTAAAATTTTCGATTGGTGGTGCGTCCGTTTCCAGTGATGATCTTCTGATCGACTAGGGCTTTTAAGCTACCGCCAAGACTTGAGGGCGAGATAATGTGTCCACCTAAAGCCTTTTCCAGCAATTCTCTACGTTGTGCGCCGGGTTTTTTAGTGATGTATTTCACAATGTCTCGCATTGCTTCGGTCATTCTTTTGCTTGGTCTAGCGCGGCTTTCCCTTTTGTATTCCCTCATCTCCACCGTTCGCATAAGCCTAATTCTTTGGGCAGAGTCTCGCTTCTGGCGGTTTAATTTATTGATAGCGAGAATCTCATCAGCGATTCCAACGAGCGACCCTTTGCCAGTAAGGTCGACGTATTGAGAACCCACAGGCCAAGTCATGACAGCCGCATTAATTCAGTCCAGTTCGTGATCTGGGGTAGCAGCTTTTTACCGTGAATCGCGCTAATTCGACCAAGCCTAACAGCCTCTTGGATAACTGCTTCCCTACCGTACTTATCATCTCCAAGACTAGGGAACCACTCGACAGGTCGAGAAGTCTGGCGGGATTCGTTTACAAGACGAGAATAAGATTCTTTGAAAGCCATTCTAGCCGCGACCTGATCGCCCTCGTTAAGTAAAGGCTGCGCGGATTGCATAGCGGTTAACATCTCCTGACTGAGAACAGCACTGACGCTTTCATTGCGTGGAATCATCGCCCACGCTTCATCGGCAGAAGGTCTTCCATCGTGGGCTTGCATGATATGAATCAGATCTGACGGCTTCGGAGCATACGGGGAATTCTGGATATGATACGAAAGCGCGGCTTTCAGTGAAACGAGAGAATATCTCTCCATAGAGTTCGCCCAGATCATTATTGACGCTGGCGTTAGTTTTGTTCCGTAGACTTCAAAAGTACCGATAAGCAGGTTATTAAATTCCTTTTTCTCACTCGTGTTCATATATAGCCCCCTCCTCTTGTTGATCTAATTTCAAATTGAAAGCGTCCACTACTGCCCGATTCTGTTCTGCAACAGATAACCTTTCTACTCTACCGAAAGACTTATCTCGCCTTACCCAATTACGCCAAGTTGCAAACCAATCTAGCTTGATTCCTTTGCTTCCGGGTTGAGCCTTCCAGTAGTCGTAGAATTGCTCGTAGATAGAATGAATCTTAGTGGCAGTCAGTTCTGGTCTTTCTAGTATCGCCCAGTTCACCCATTCATCATGAATCTGAGGGATGGATAGGCGCGAACCGCGCAGACTCTCTATGGTTAATGGTTCTTGGTTTATAGTTAGTGGTTTATAGTTAGGGTTAATTTCGCTTTCATCTCGGTTAGCGGATTTAACCGACTGGGTTTTCTCCCGCTTGGGTATTGGCTTTGGAGGTCTACCACCTTTCTTACCATTCTCAGTATTTGCCTTAATCATGCCGTGATATTCGGCAATTTCTACGTCAATGCGTTTATGTATGTAACCAGTTTCAGAGAGTTTAAAGAAGTCATGTAGCACATTTTGCAATAACCCAAGCGAGTGGTTATCGAGTGATAAGCGACGAATAACCGACTCGGTTTCTTTAGGTATTGGCAACTCGTCCAGATAGTACCAATCT